GAGTGATAGCACTATTGAGTGTGATATATATCCAGAAGATAGCACACTTCCAGGGCATGTAGTTGTATCAATAAAAACAGAAGAAATAATAAATTGCGAACTGCCACAAAACTATGAATGGTGTGAAAATCACGCATCTCACGCAAGATGGAAATTGATAGAAATGTTAAAGAACAATGAAAAATTCCCAGAAGAGCGCTTAGTTATGTGGTGCTAATCCAAAAAAGTAATATATTAAATATGGCGGAATTGAAAGAAGGTTAATACATGGCTAAAGATGATTACAATGTAATCAAATTCAAAATATTAGTATACCTGTACGGCATATTAAAAAGACGATATACATTTATTGCTGATGAATTCAATAATCTCTTAGAACGAAACAATATTAACGATGAGTATTTTATCGACATCTTAGAACTTATGCTTGAAGAAAGCTTAATAAAAAACATTACTATATCAACAGCGATGGGGGGGCATAAATTTATTAATAGTGATATATCAAACGTAAAAATTACAGCACGGGGAATAAATCACTTAGAGGAAAATAAATTGATGAACAAGATAAAAGAAAATGCCTTATCAAGCTTAGGGTTATTGGGTGAGTTTGTTAAAAAAGTATTGTTGTAGATGATAAAGAGGTGTAATACATGGCTAAGGATGACATGCAAGTATTATTTTGCAAAATATTAATATACTTGTACAAGGTGTTAAAAGGTAATCAAAAAAAGGACATATATTATATCCAGCCAAGGACTTGCGATTTTCCTATAAGCAGAGAATATCTACAAACGATATTGATAGAATTGTATGAAAAGGGATATATTCGAAATTTGATATATCAAAAGGCTTACGGTAATGGCATTGTATATTTTAATTGTGACGACATCGAAATCACATATGATGGTGTAGTGTTTTTAAGTGAGAATAGCACGATGAAAAAGATAGCTAATACACTTAAAGAAGCAACACCCATATTTGAACTATTCAACTAAGGGGCATATATGGCAGATAAAAAGCGAATAGGTAGGCAGACACCAACAGCAAGTTATATTTTGCCTTATAAAAAAACAATTTCAAAAGAAGCCGTTAAATTGTATGAATTATCAGGGCAAAAACTTTTTGATTGGCAAAAGAATGTATTAAACGATTTAATGGCCGTTAACCAAGCTAACGAATGGATACATATGCAATTTGGCGGTTCAGTGCCAAGACAAAATGGCAAGAACGAAATTATAGCAACAAGAGAGTTATACGGACTATGTAACGGCGAAAAGATACTACACACTGCACACCTTGCGGACACATCTCACAAGGCATGGGAGCGACTAATGTATTTGGTAGAACAATCGGAATTGCCTGTTAAATCATCATTAAAAACTAAAGGCGGTGAAAAGATTGTAATTGATGGCGGTGGATATATTGACTTTAGAACCCGTACGTCATCAGGTGGGCGTGGTGGCAGTTATGATACTGTTATAGTAGATGAAGCACAAGAATATACAGAAGAGCAGGACAGTGCATTATCTTACACATTAACTGCGTCTAAAAACCCACAAATCATATTATTTGGTACACCACCAGATCCTGACACAGCTGGGACAGTTTTTACAGATTTTCGAAATAAAACGCTTGCGGGAGAAAATGAGGATACTGGATGGATTGAATGGAGTGTTCCCAAGGTAACAGATAATAAAGATATAGAGGCGTGGTATGAAACTAATCCAAGTTTGGGATTGCTATTCAGCGAACGCAACATCCGAGCTCAAACAAGCAAAGACCAACTACTATTTAACATCGAACGTTTAGGCTACTGGGTAGAATATAATTTAAAAAGTGCTATATCTGAGATTGAATGGGATGCGTTGTGCGAAAAGAAACAACCGCAGTTGATAGGCGATTTATATGTAGGAATTAAATATAATGTTGATGGTTTAACGGCTGCGTTATCTGTTGCAAGTCTAACGGCAGATAACAAGGTATTTGTTGAATCGGTAGATTGTAGACCAGTAAGAGCGGGCAACGGATGGATAATTGATTTTTTATCCAAAATGAAAAAATACAAAGTTGTTGTTGACGGTGCGAGTGGTCAACAAATCTTAAAAGATGAAATGCAAGCAAATAAAATCAAAATCCCTATATTCCCAAAAGTGGCAGATATAATAAAAGCCAATTCAGAATTTGAGCAAGGTGTAAATTTGAAAACAATCGTACACATGGGGCAACCATCATTAAAACAGATAGCGACAAACATAGATAAGCGAGCTATAGGAACAAACGGCGGATTTGGCTATAAATCAATATTAGAAGGTGCTGATGTGGCACTAATTGATAGCGTTATACTTGCACATTGGCTATGCTTAGAAAGCAAAGGCAAAAGAAAACAAAAAATAAGTTATTAAAACACCTAAACAGGTGTTTTTTATTTGAATTTATTCAACTATATATAGTATAATATGCGGTGTAATACACTATATATAGTGTATATAAAGTACGTACACTACACGGATTTGAAGTAGGAGAAAGAGAGGAATCATATGGAGTTCAAAGCGATTACAACTCAGGAAGAATTTGACACAGCGGTTAAAGAGCGTTTGAAAAGGCAAGAAGAATCTATAAAAGCGGAGTTCTCAAACTATGAAGAATTAAAAAATGAAAATGACAAGCTTGCTAAAAAAATATCAAGCCTTACCGAAGAGTTGAACGCTAATAATACGAAATATAGCGACCTTGAAAAGAAATTAAATGAATCTAACGATAAAGTTGCAAAATACGAGTCCGACTCGGTAAAAACGAGAATTGCACTTGAAGCAGGATTGCCGTTTGGAATGGTTGAACGTGTAAAAGGTGGTACGGAAGATGAAATAAGGGCGGATGTTGACAGCTTATTATCATTTGCGAGCAACAAAACAACAACACAACCAATGTTTCAAACAAGCGAAGGCGTTAAAGATTCGAAAAATGAACTTTATAAAAAAATGGCTAATTCATTGAATAAGGAGTAAAAATGGCAGATATTTTATCTAAAAGTGGCGTAAATTTTCCGTCAGAATTATTACCAGACCTCATCGATAAGGTTAAGGGTGAATCGGTTTTACAGAAACTATCAGGACAAGAACCTATCCCATTTAATGGCGTAACACAGTTTGATTTTACATTCGACAAGGAAGTCGATATTGTTGCTGAAAACGGCGATAAGGGCGTAGGCGGTGTATCACTTAACCCAATTACAATTGTACCTATTAAGTTTGAATATGGTGCAAGATTTTCGGAAGAAATGTGGTATGCATCAGAGGAAGCAAGAATTGACTTATTGAAAAATTTCAATAACGGTTTTGCAAAAAAGTTAGCAAAAGGTCTTGACCTTGCAGCCATTCACGGCGTGAATCCAAGAACTAAGACCGCTTCAACAGTAGTAGGTACTAACAGTTTCATGACTAATGGGGTTTCCAAGGTCGCAGTTACCGACCTTACGAAAATTGACAAGACAATCAACTCAGCAATTGAAGTTGTTACAGGAAACGAATATGAAAATAGCGGTATTGCATTATCTGTATCCGCTGCATCTGCAATGGGTAGTATTCAGTCAACAACAGGTGCGGCAATGTATCCTGACTTCATGTTCGGCGGATACCCTAAAACACTTGCAGGAAAGAACTTAGCTGTCTCAACTAATATTTCAGCGGTTAAGACAGATACAGCCACACCACATACTATTGTTGGCGACTTTGCCATGTTCAAGTGGGGCATCTCAAGGGATATTGACTTAAGACTTATCCAGTATGGCGACCCAGACGGACAAGGCGACCTTGCGAGAAAAAATCAAATATATCTTAGAGCGGAGGCTTATCTCGGCTGGGCAATAATGGATTCCAAGGCTTTTGCAATCGTTACCGTAACAGAATAATGTGGAGTATTACATGAATATCTATAGAAACATTGAAACAGAGGCAACTATTTCGGTGGCTGATGGCGTAAAGATTATATCTCCGCAGTGGGAACTTGTAGAAGAAAGCAAGAAAACCGTAGCAAAGTCTAAAAAAACGGCAGAAAACACCGAAAAAACGGCGGGAAAAGGTTAAAAAATGAATTATGCAACATTAGAAGATGTAGAATTGTTATTCCGTGCGTTGAGTTATGAAGAAAAGGAGCGAGCAAATGCCCTGCTCCCTATTGTCTCTAATGAATTAAGACAAAATGCCATCAAGGTTGGCAAAGACTTAGACAAGATGATAGAAGAGCAGCCAACATTATTAAGTGTAGCGAAATCCGTTACTGTTGATATAGTTGGTCGCGCTTTAATGACTTCAACGGATAGCGAACCCATGACGCAAGAAAGCCAATCGGCGGGCGGTTACACTTGGAGCGGTTCGTATCTTGTGCCTGGTGGTGGTTTATTTATTAAAAATAGCGAACTTAAAAGATTAGGACTTCGAAGACAGAAAATAGGAGTTATAGAGATGTATGGGCAGGATTAAAGGCATTTCGGTTATTTTAGTGGAAAAAGTTAAATCATCCGAGGATGAATTTGGAGCAATTAAATATGAAGATAAAAAAATAACCGTGGATAATGTGCTTGTGTATCCATCTACTACTGATGAAGTTGCTAATACAACTAATTTAACGGGCAAGACGGCAAGATATACACTGTGTATTCCTAAAAGTGATACGCACACATGGATTGATGCAGAAGTTGAATTTTTCGGGCGTAAATGGAGAACTATAGGAATATCGCAAGAGTATATCAGCGATTTAGTTCCGGGGCAGTGGAATAAAAAAGTAATGGTAGGAACATATGAGTAAAAAAGTAAAGGTATGGATTGAACCTACAGGGGCATGGGAGCTTATGAAATCGGACATGGTGGTAGAACAGTTAAGAGTGATAGCTAATGAAAAGCTAGCCAATGCTACAGGAAATTATACAACCGCTATACGCAATTCAGGGCATCGAAAGTACATAACTATAGCCCCAGCAGACAAGCAAACCTATTTTAGAAACTTGCGGGCAAATTATCTAATAAAGGCGGTAGGGATTTAATGATTGAAAAAATCGTACTTGACTATGTGAAGTCAAGAGAAATTGCACAAGCATATATGGAGCGACCAAAGAACCCACCTACTAAGTATTTTATCATCGAAAAAACCAGCGGCGGTAAAAGTAACATGATTGAATATGCCACCATAACAATTCAATCCTATGCCAATTCATTATATGAAGCTGCAAGACTAAACGAGCAGTTATGTGCAGAGATGGAAAACATAATAAATGTTCCTAGTGTAATGTCTTGTAGCTTAAATTCGAATTACAACTATACAGATGCGACAACAAAAGAATACAGATATCAAGCAATATTCAATATTCGGATGTTGTAGAAAGGAGATAAAGCAATGCCAAATTCAAAAAACGTAACAGGTGCTAAGCCTAAAGTAGCGGGTGCTATTTACAGAGCGCCACTCGGCACAGTACTCCCAACAGATGCAACAACAACATTAGGCGCTGAATACAAGGACTTAGGATATGTATCGGATGAGGGCATCACTCAGTCAGAGTCAAAAGATAGTTCAAATGTTGTTGCCTTTGGTGGCGATGTCGTGTACATAACGGAAGGTGAACATACGGATACATTCCAGTTTGTACTACTTGAATTTCTAAATAGTGATGTTTTAAAGATGAGATACGGCGAAGACAACGTTGCCGGAACACTTGACGAAGGCGTGACAATACAGGTCAATTCTAAGACGAAAGAAAGTGCTATCTATGTAATTGATTTACTTTTAGATGGGGCGGTTCAGAGAATTGTAATACCTATCGGCAAGATTACGGAGTATGAAGACAGAAGTATCAACAATGAAGATGTACAGAGTGTGGGCGTTACTATTACAGCGTTGCCAGACACAACAGGCAATAAGCACTATGAATACATTAAAAAAGCGTGATAAAGAGGTATAAATGAGTTACAAGGATAAAAAAGACACAGCGTTCATCAGTAACCGCAGTGATATGCTAAAAGGCAAAACACCGAATGGATTTTATTACTCCATTGATAAAAGAGCATTAAAAGATTACGGACTTATAGAGGCAATGGGTAAAATTAATTCAAAAAATGAATTTGCACAAGCGGAAGCATTAACCACAATCGTTGAACTTATGATGAGAGACAAAAAAGATACTTTTCTTGAATTTTTATCAGATGGCGATGGTTTTGTTGATTTTGAAAAAGTGTTTAAAGAAATCACGGCGATATTTAAACAACATTCTGGTGAAATAAAAAACTCTTAATCCTTGCCAATGCTCTATATTTTTATCACGATGAAGTAATTTGCGATTTAACGGAATATTATCACATTACCGACATGACGGCGTATCCACCTGAGTATGTGGGTACGCTTGTTTTTGGTTTAAGCAATGACAGTAGATATAAAAGAGCAGCGGCAGGGATTAAGGGTACAACTATAGAAATATTACTATCTGTCATGGTTGATAGGCTTAACGATTTAGTATGGCTAAAAACTAAGAACGGACAGAAAGGGCGAAATAGACCTGCATCGATTACGGAAAGTATCGCATACGGCAAAACAGAAAGTAAGAAGAGTGTAAGAGCTGTGACGCCTGAGGAATTTAAAAAAGAATGGAACAAAATCACACAGAAAGGAGGCAACTAATGGCAGATAGTAAAGGCACAACAATCGGCAAGGCGTATGTTCAAATTGTGCCGTCAGCTAAAGGTATACAGAAGACCACTACAGCTTTACTGAATAATGAAGGCGTAGCAAAGGCGGGTGATGAAGCTGGTAAGTCGTTCGGTAGAAATTTAGTAGCGACTTTAACAAAAGTAGTTGCTGCTGCAGGTATCGGTAAGATTATAAAAGATACCATCGCCGCAGGTGCTGACTTGCAACAGTCAATTGGTGGTTCACAAAAAATATTCGGCGATTCATTCACCGCGATTGAAAAGAACGCAAAGCAAGCATTTAAAACGGCGGGCATGAGCGCTAATGACTACATGGAAAAGGCTAACGCATTAGGTACAACGATTAAAAAATCGGTAGGCGGTAATACGGAAGAAGCTGCACGAATTGTCGATATGGCAATGCGGGACATGTCGGATAATGCTAACACTTTCGGTGGTGATTTGAGTTATATAGGCGAGGTTTACCAGTCTATCGCCCGTGGTAACTATCAAATGCTTGACAGCCTAAGTTTAGGATACGCGGGAACTAAGAAAGGATTACAAGACTTAGTAAATGATGCGAATAAATGGAATGAACAGCAGGGTAAGCATACAAGCTATCAAGTGGATAACTATGCGGATATAGTTCAAGCAATTCATGATGTTCAAGTTGCACAAAAAATCAACGGAAAGACAGCGGAAGAAGCGGAAACAACATTCACGGGTTCGTTTAACTCTATGAAGTCCGCATGGGAGAATTTCAAAGGCGATTTAGCATTAGGTAACGATGTAACTGAGGATATAGAAGATTTAAAACACACAGTAAAAACATTCCTTGTGGACAACTTAATCCCCATGGTTAAAAACATATTAACCGGAATATGGGATGTGCTCCCTATTGAATTTAAGGCGGCAATCGCTGGAATTACTACTTATATAGTAGCTTCTAAGGTAGTATCCATGTTTAACGGTATCACCAAGGCAGTAGGTGGTATTAAAACGGCTATTAGTGGATTAGGGCAAGCAATTAACTTCTTGATGGCAAACCCAATCGTAGCATTAATCGCAGGCATCGCAGCGTTAGCCGTTGCGCTGATTACGCTATGGAATACGAACGAGAACTTCCGCAACGCAGTTATTGCGATTTGGCAAGGCTTTGTTGCGGTTATGCAAACAATATGGGACGGGATAGTATTAACGGTTACAACAATCTGGGAAACGATTAAAACAATATTTACTACAGCGTGGGACGCTATCAAATTGGTATGGGATACGGTGGTGGCCTTCTTTCAAGGTGTATGGGACGGTATAGTTAATGTATTCTCTGTAACTGTCACATTCTTTACTGATACATTTACGAACGCATGGAACGCTATAACTGCGGTGTGGAATGTTGTTACAGGATTTTTTCAAAATATTTGGAATGGTATAACAGGTGCGTTCTCAAATGTTGCAAATTGGTTTACATCAATTTTTTCCGACGCATGGAACGGTATCAAAAATATTTGGAGCGGAGTTGGTAGCTTCTTCGGCGATGTATGGCAGACGATATGCGATATCTTTTCAAATATCGGAACAACTATAGGTAACGCTATTCATGATGCAGTTATTTCATCAGTCAACGGCATCTTATGGATGGTTGAAAATGCGTTAAACGCACCAATTCGATTATTAAATGGTGCTATTGATATTATTAATTACATTCCAGGTGTTGATATTCCGCATATTTCAGAGTTGCAACTCCCAAGGCTTGCCAAAGGTGGTATTTTAGACCAAGGGGCAAGGACTGTAATAGCGGGCGAAGATGGTGCAGAGGCTATCGTACCGTTAGAGCGTAACACCGAATGGATTAAACGAGTGGCGAATGAATTTAGCACGCAAACAAGCACGTCTATAACCGATTCTGAAAGCTATGATAAGAAGATAGATAAAATTATAGAATTACTGTTTATGCTAACCAGTGCAGACCCGACAATAGTATTAGATACTGGTGTGGTTGCTGGTGCTATAGATAGGCGAATGGGCAGAATGCAGAGTGTGAGAGGTAGAGGATGATTATTAATTATCAAAAAAATGGAATCCAGTTTAATGATAAGCATTCAATAGACGATTGGCATTTAGTAACCACGGACATCAAGATAGGCACGCCCGAAATAAAGACTAACTACATTGATATACCTGGATCGAATGGAAGCCTTGATTTAACGGAGTTTAACAGCGAAGTAAATTATCACAACAGAGAGATAGAATTTACATTTTTTTACGAAGACGAAGATTATAAAGGACATTCCAACAGTATTTTAATGGAGCAGACACTACGCTCGTATCTTCATGGGCGAGAAATGGATGTTGTGTTGGATAGCGATAAATCTTTCTTTTGGAGAGGCCGTACAAGCGTTAGCAATTTTGAAATGCATAACGGATATGTGCTAATAACGATTACCTTGAACGCTGAGCCTTATAAATACGATGTGACTTTTAACAACGATAAATGGCTATGGAATCCTTTCGACTTCGAAACTGGAATTATAAACATCACAAAATACGAAATAAACGGGACACGAACAATTGAACTGTTAAATAGGTCAATGCCGACAAGCCCAGTTATAACAGCAAGCAACGCCATGAAAGTTAAATATAAATCCACATTGTACGATGTGTCGAAAGGTACTGCTAAATTGTATGACATAAGATTGCAAGAGGGTTCGAACGAATTAACATTCATAGGCAATGGCACAGTTGAAATAACCTATCAGGGGGGTGTGTTATGAAATACAAGATTGATGTTGATGGCAAAGCCCTATATAGAAATGTGGATGAATTAAATCTTCTTAATCCACAATTAAATTTAGAAGATAATAACTCAGGTAGCTTAACCTTTAAAATGCCTTCAAATCATCCAAGGTATGATGATATTAAGCTGATGAAATCGGAAGTCATTGTATATCGAGATGATAAAGAGATATGGCGAGGTAGACCTATTCTTGTTACGGAAGATTTTTATAAAAACAAATCCGTTGAGTGTGAGGGAGAACTTGCATATCTCAATGATGTAATACAGCCACAAAAAGAATATAAAAACTATACCCCGGATGGATTCTTACGAGCGTTAATAACTGAATATAACAAGCGTTGTGACAAAGATAGGCGGTTCCATGTTGGTGAAGTAACAGTAATTGATAAGAATGACAGTATCCTAAGATATACAAACTGGGACAATACTCTTGAATGTATTAACGATAAACTAATCAAACAGTTTGGCGGACATTTAAGGATACGACATGTAGGCAATATAAGATATCTAGACTACTTGCAAGGTTGGACGGGTATAAACTCTCAAACTATTAGATTTGGTGTAAATATAGTCGACTTTTCAACTAATTATGATGTTACAGATATAGCAACGGCAATAATTCCATTAGGAGCAAGGCAAGAGAAAAAGACAATTGAAGCATTAGAGGAATATCTAACGATAAAAAGTGTAAATAGTGGCAGTGTATATTTATCAAATACCAACGCCGTCAAAGAGTTTGGATGGATTGAAAAGGTAATAAAGTGGGATGATGTAACTTTGCCAAGCAATTTAAAAGCTAAGGGCGAAAAGTATCTAACCGATTATCAATTTGACACAATGCAACTTGAGTTAACAGCTGTTGACCTTGCTAACATGGATGTTAATTATGAAGGTATCGAGCTATTACAAGAAGTTCAAGTTAAATCAACCCCACACGGGTTAGATAAGTTGTTTCCAGTTACCAAAATGCAATTAAGCCTTGATAACCCAGCTAATGACAAATTAACACTGGGTGTTGAGCAGTCCAAAAGTTTAACCGCTAAAAACTCCGAAGCAACATCAGAAATTAACAAGCGACTTGATGAAACAGCGACTATAAGCAGCGTAAAAAATGAAGCTGTAGCAGTTGCCACTGATTTAATTAAAAACGGCGTAGAGGGCGGTTATGTCTTAACCACCGAAAATGAAATCCTTGTTATGAATAATAAGGATAAAGATAAAGCTTCTAAGGTGTGGCGATTTAACCAGAATGGAATAGGTTACTCAAAAACGGGCTATAACGGCACATATGGCACAGCTATTACTATGAACGGGCAAATTGTAGCGGATTATGTGACAACGGGTACAATGTCAGCCGACAGAATAAAGGGCGGTACATTAACGCTTGGCGGTAGTGGGTACAACGTGAACGGAAAACTTACCGTACTTAATTCATCAAATAGAGCAATTGCAACAATTGATAACAATGGGGTAAAGGCAGAACGCGGCTCTATTTCAGGATGGGAAATGTCGCAAAACTATTTAGAGCATGGTTCGACAATTCAAGATTGCACAGTGCGTTTAGGGGGGTCTGTTCGAACAACCGGAACGAACTATGTACGTGATTGCTGTATAGGAGTTGTAAACAATAAAAAGAATGAATATCCATGGATAATAGATGCGTATGGCTTTGCAAATGGACTTATTATAGACAACAGCACAAAAGTGAATATAGGTTCGGATAGGTTGGAGAATACTGTCTATCTTAGTGAGTACATTAGAGGAGTAATTAATGGCAAATATTGAACAAGAATTAGAAGCGTTTAAAAGTGCAAGATATGGCGAAGATGTAAGAGATAGCATGATATCTGCTATCACTAAAATTAATAATAATGTGATTGATGATACAGCAAGCGCTAAGGCTTACGCTGATAACGCCAAGGATAGCTTGAAAAATGCAAAAACTGCTGAAAGCAATGTTGTAAATATAAATAACACATTACAATCAGTGGTTGATAGTGCACATGAGATAATGACTAATACATCAGATGCAGAAGCCTTAAGAGTGGAAGCGGAAAAAGGCAGAGTGGAAGCGGAAAACCGCCGAGAGGACACAGAAAAAAGCTATGTAGCGCAAGCTAAGGATTACATGGAGCAAACCAAATCATACGCTACATCTAATTATGTAACAGAAGCTCAATCATGGGCAACGGGTGGAACAAACACAAGAGTAGGTGAAGATACTAATAATGCTAAATACTGGGCAGAACAAGCGGCATCTATTGCGGGGGGTAATGCGGTTCTTTCCTTTAACGGCAGAACTGGAATTGTGACCACACGTTCAGGCGATTACACAGCTACACAAATTTCATACGGAACTAATAGCAATGTAAACGCTGAACTAACCAGTATTAACGATGAAATTACAACCGATAAAAACGATATATCAATCATGAAAAAACAGATTGAATCATTGTTAACTGAAATGTCAAACCTTAAAAATAAATGTCCTTATGAAGTAGGCGATTTATTACTTACTGGTAATGCTACTAATCCTACAACAAGATACCCAGGCACAACATGGGAACAGATAACGGGTAGATTTATCATAGGTGCTGATAGCACATATGAAGTTGATACAACAGGCGGCAGCGGTACTGTTACGTTAAAACGAAGTGATTTGCCTAATGTCAAACTTAAAATCATAAACGAGCACAAAGATAAAACGCATATAGTTAAAAGTGCAAATATGAATTGGAAAGCAACATGGGGAGATATGTCAGATACCAGCTTAAACGAATCATGGGCTTTATGGACAGGCAATCAGTTTGACATTATTAGAACAGAATCGTTAAACGGAAATGTTACACAAACATCTATAGACAACATTCCGCCATACATAGCTAAATATATTTGGATAAGAACAGCATAAGGAGGTAACTCAATGGAAACATTAAATATAGCAACATTCACAACAATAATAGCGTTATGTTATTTCATAGGATTTATAGCAAAACAAATACCAGCAATTAAGAATAATTACATCCCGTTAATCGTTGGAGCAAGCGGGGCGATATTAGGTGTTATCGGATACTTTACAATCCCAGACTATCCAGCTAGTGATTTATTAACAGCTATATCTGTAGGTGTTGCAAGCGGACTAACATCAACAGGAATTGACCAGCTTGTAAAAAGAACAGCAGAGAAAGGATGATTAAAGTTGGAGACAATCATCGTTGCGATAGTAACAGCCATAGCGGGCGTATTAGGCAGTAACGGAATATGGGCATATTTCTCACAAAAAAGCAATAAAAATAGCGTTGAAAGAAAAGCCTTAATGGGCTTAATTCACAATCGAATATGCGAGTTGTGCGAGAGATATATTGTCAGAGGTTACATTTTAGAGTGGGAATATGAGGACTTAATCAGCTATATGTATCAATCGTATAAGACATTAGGCGGAAACGGTACAGCCGAGAAGTTAGTTAAGGAAGTTGAGAATCTACCAATTTATTTTGACGAGAAAGGAGCGACAAATGGCAACTTATAATGTACATGCAGGACATAACTTTAAAGTCCCAGGTGCATCAGGTATATTTTCGGAAACTGAAGAAGATAGAAAAGTAAAGGATGCGGTTATTTCAAAGCTTAGACAACTGGGGAACACTGTATATGACTGTACAGATAATGACGGTGTGACACAGTCGCAGAATTTAACTAACATTGTGAGAAATTGCAACGCTCACAATGTAGATTTAGATATATCAATTCATTTTAATGCGAGTGATGGCAATGGACATGGTACAGAAGTATATCTATATGGCAATGGCAGACACAGAGAAGCAGGGGAACGGATTGTAAACGAAATATCTAAATTAGGATTTAGAAACAGAGGCATTAAAGACGGTTCAAGACTGTATGTTGTGACAAATACAAACGCATTAGCCTTATTAATTGAATGTTGTTTTTGCGACAATGCCGAGGACGCAAGGATCTATAATGCCGAAGCAATGGCAGCGGCAATTGTAAAAGGCATTACTGGACAGACAGTAAAACCGATACATCCGGCAAAAGCGCCGACAAACGGCAGGCATGAAATTGTAGTTGAATGCACAGCTGATGTGTTGAATAGAAGAAAAGAGCCATCTCTAAATGCTGAAATAGTCGGTAAAGAGAATAAAGGATATCAGAACAAAATTGTAGAAAAAAGATATAATGATGGTATGTGGTGGTTTAAGGATGTTGCAGGGTACTGGATTAGTTCAAATTATTGCAAGGATGTAATATACACATGTAAGGTAAACGAACTGAACCGCCGTTCTAAACCGTCATTAAACTCTGATGTTGTAGGAGTAGACTACAATGGATATGCTCATAGAATAAAGCAATATAAAGTTGCTGATGGCATTAAATGGGCACAGGATATTGCTGGCTACTGGTTCAGCACGAACGGTAATTATATGGGTAAGTCACTTGATAATTGTAAAATGAACATTTGATATTTAGTGTAAAATAAAATAAGCTTGAGTATATAGAGCTGAGAAGGCGAGAGCCATACCGAAAGGTATGGCTCTTTTTTTTATTTGGAAAAACATGTTAATATATAACTCATATTATTTTTATAAGGATAACAAAGATGAATAACAAACAATTTTTAACAGTCGACGAACAAATAAAACATTTAAAAAATAAAGGTATATCTTTTGAAAACTATTCAGAAGAAAAAGCTAAACAATATTTACGATACAATAATAATTTATTTAAGTTATCATCATTTCGTAAAAACTATGACAAATATCAAGGCGGAGTTAATGATGGGAAATATATTAATTTAAACTTTGAACACCTTGTAGATTTGTCAATTATTGATATGACATTAAGATATACAGTTATTCAATTATCATTAGATATTGAGCATTATACTAAATTAGAATTATTAAGATTAATGGAAGATAATAATGAAGATGGATATACGATATATGAAGATTACATATCTTCGTTATCATCATTTCAGCGTGAAATTCTAAACAAAGAAATAACACGCAATAATAATTCTGTTTATAATAAAAATTTACTAAATAGATACAAAGACAATATTCCTATATGGGTATTTCTTGAAATAATATCTTTCGGGCAATTGTTATCGTTTTATTTATTTTGTGCTGAAAGATACGATTTAAACGAAATGAAAAATAAACACTTCCTATTAACATCAAGCAAAGAATTACGAAATGCCTCCGCACATAACAGCTGTATTTTTAATAATTTACGGCCCGAGACTTCCATGCGTTCACCTCGCCATATTGTTATGAAGCAGCTTTCAGCAATTAGAGGGCTATCTCACCAAACAAGAGTAAAGAGAATGAGTAATGACCGAATACAGCAAATTACAACCTTGCTGTATTCTCACATTACAATGGTTACAAGTGAAGGAGTTCATAAAAAAGCTTGTTTGCTATTACAATCATTTAAGAATAGATTAGAAAAAAATATAGATTACTATAAAGATAATGAGTTAATATTTTCAAATATAGTTTTTCTAGTCAAAATAATTGACACTTGGTTTAAAACAATGTAATATAATGTCAAGTAGAAAAACTGCAAAGTTTTATAAGAGCCGTGCGAACAGCGTGGCTCTAATTTTTTTGTAAAAGTTGTTAAATATGACTGTTACCTATTGTGGTTCCTGAGGTTGTAAACGGTTTTTGATTTGAAACAAATTTGAAAAATCGATAAAATAAAAGAGCAGCATTGCTTTTTTATTTAAAAATCCCACGCAAGAGCAATGGAGCAAATTCCCTGATTAATAGATTTTAAAACCCCATTTTTATTGCAAAATAAAAACAAATGAAAACTAAAAAATATTTTATGCAGATACAATAATATGTTGTAACTTTAAATCATTCACCAGGGCAATATAATATATTGACATAAATACAATTATTATATTACACTAACCGTGCAGACAGATAATGTGCTGATGACATCGCATAAGCGAATTAACGTTTAAGCGACTTTTGAAGTCGTCGCCTGCGATGGGAGCGTCTTTATAGGCGCTTTTTTTTGAGGAGCTTTTAAATGAATTTATATATTTATTCATACATAATTTACCGTAATAAGTGATAACAAATACAAAAGAACCCACAAGAGTTGCAGCTCTTATGGGTTATTTTTTTGATGATAATCTGTACATCAAACAGAAAAATTTTTAGGACAAGGAGCAAAGCCTTATTTTCATTCAGAAGATAACATGCTTTTTACTTTTCATTAACATTTTATTTTCAAACCTCATTAATCTTTTCTTTTAAAGCGTCTTGTAAAACTTGAGAAAAATTAACACCTTTTTCCAAAGCTAAACTATTAAGCCATGATGGTATAGATACATTTTTTCTTACGATGTGGTTATCGTATTTTTTTCTGTATTCCAAAGTGTCGATGTCAATATATTGAAACAATCCGTCTGAAAATTGAAAACTTGGTTTATCAATATTTGTAACAACTAATTTTATAGCATTTTCATACGATGATGGGTTAGGTAAGTCTTTTTTATTATCCTCTAAAATAAGACATTCTGAACATATTAAATCTCTTGCCATTTCCATCACTTCATACATATTACCTTTTTCAGCCTGTGTCATTTTATTAAAATCAGGCGAATATATTAGTGTAAAATCCGAATCATCTTTTATAAAAACTGGATATGCTTTTTTCATTGCGTTCACCTCTAAATAATGATATTATGTTGTCTAATAAGCCCCACCTCCTTTCGATGGGGCTTTGATTATTTGCAGTATTTTTAAATACTCTGTGCTAATCGTTCATTAACTTCACGATGTTTTGGTATTTCAACAGTTTTCAATCCATTGCTGTAGATTTCGTGTTTGCCATTTCTCACAAAGTGATAGCCAAGTTCGGTTAGCTTTTTTATTAAATCTCTATGCTTGATTTTTTATAACCTCCTTTCATTTGATAAGTTTATTATACACAATATTACACAACAAATCAAGGCGTAATTTATTATTTTTTAAATATTTTCATTTTATATATAAAAGACGGTAATAAAAAGAAAACAACGGCAAACGGATTTAAAATTATAAAAAAGATTGCTTAAATAAAAACAGCCTAATTAAAAGGGCTGCTTTTTTTGTTTTTTATGGGGCAAAAAAGGGGCAATATATTCATTATATTATGCCGTGTTATAGCGATTACTAAAAAATAAAAATAGCATAATACGGCATAAATACTACACTTGTGGCATGTTACACCTCGTTGTTTAATCACTAATCAATCTCCCTCATCAGCTTTAAATAAATTAAAAGAACCCCTGTATTTATCAGGCTTTAAACGATATTTTTGATTAAGTTGAATTAAAAAAGGGGCAAAAAAGGGGCAATATTAAAGAATGTGAATATCTTTGATTTCAGAATTATACTTATCTTTCATTTTGTTAGTAATATGTAAGTATACATCTTTGGTTATAGTGCTATTTGAATGCCCCAATCTCTCCGATATAGCCTCAAGGCTCATCCCTTGTTCAAACATTAGACTTGCATGAGTGTGTCGTAAGCTGTGAAGCGTAAGCGCTTTGTTTAAGTATCTCATGCAATTTTCTTTAAAATATTTATTTAAAGCAAAATAATTCAAACGTTCACCTTTTAGATTAAAAAATAACAAATCACTTCTTATTCCGGTGCTAATCTGTAACTGTTTGTTGTAGTTTAGTTTATTTTTTATGAACTCCAGCAGTTCATTTTGCAGATAAACTTCACGTTCAGATGTTTCCGTTTTAGTTGATGTTATAATTTTGTTTAATGGGTCGAATGTTTTATTGACAGATATAACTCTGTTAACAATATCAATGTCTTTATTTGTGATTGCGATCGCTTCTCCTGGGCGTAATCCACTTAACGCCATAAAAATATAAAATTGCTTGTTATACTCAACATCCATTTTTGACAATAAAAATTTTAGTTCGTTCGATTCTAAAAACTTATCAGATGTTTTGTTTCTCCTTGAAACATCTGGGAAGACTTGCATTTGTTCCAACCACCTTATATCATTTATTAATTCTTCTTTATACGCCCATCTAAATAACGCCTTAATTCTTGACATTAATTCGTTTAATGAACCGCTTGTCTTTCCGCTGCCGATTAACTTCTCTCTTACAAATGTAGCAGTTAAATTGTTGGCAATAATATCTGAACCTAATATTGATAAAATGGTATTTTCTGCGTAGAAATTCCGCTTATAAGTAACCGCCTTAACATACACTTTTTGATAATTTCTATAAAATTCTACAATTTCGCTTATTGTGTATTCTTTTTTGTTGGAGTATTTATTTAGATTACTAATTTTTTCGTCAATAAGCCGCTGCGCTTCTTTTCTTTTACTCGGCGTATCTTTATCTATCGTCACTGATACGCGTTTAGTCTTACCAGTTAAATAATCCTTATACCGTTGAACGCATTTAAATTTCCCATTTGGTAATTTCTCAATATACATAATTTTCCTCCCCTTTATATAGAACAAATATTCTATATGTGATTATAATAATGCGTAAGGCGGTATATTGCAACAACAATGCGGCATAATAGGTAAATACATTTCTGTTGTTATTATTCTTATTGTGATATATTAAGATTAAATGAAGCTTAGATGGAGGTGGGGAATGTGAACAAAACTATTGAAGTCGCTCAATATTTAAGAAATATGTCGCTCGGAGAACAGTCGCGGCTTAACAGTAGGGTGGGGCTTACTGATAATCAAATAGGAAATAAAATTATATCTAAAGATGATATAAAAAAGGATTCTGAAAAAGTTAGAATTTACGATTATCAATACGATATGTATTTAGATGAATTTGATGACTTTGAGGGAGAGGTATTATCGTAATTGAGAAATAATAATGACCTTGTGGGTTTTATAAGAATTTCCAAAATGCCGTATTATGATAGTGCTTCACAAAGAGTAAAATACAAAGGTAGACCCGTTCTATTACTAAAAGCTGAAAAAGGTATCGGCGAATCTGATTTTACATTTTGCCATATATTGATACAGAGTTATTAGAAAGGTTAAATAATGGAACAAACAAATAAAACCACAGAAGCACAAAGAAACGCAATAAAAAAGTATGACGCTAAAACTTATCAAAAGAAAACATTTAGATTTCATAAAGAAAAAGATATAGATGTATTAGAGAAATTAGCAGCGGTTGATAGTCAAAATGCATATATAATTGACCTAATTAGAAAAGATATAAATAAATAAAATAAAAGGCATATTCCTACTTGACAATTATACGCATAATGCGTATAATATAATCAAAGGAGGAAATAATGAGATTTAGAGAAATTGAAAAGGTAATCTTAAATGACGGTTGGTATTGGGTTAAAACAAGGGGTTCACATTATCAATATAAACACCCAATAAAGGGCGGTAAGGTTACAATACAAAAACATCCAGGGGATATACCCAATCCAACGATAAAGAGTATCTTAAAACAAGCAGGGCTTCTATAAGGCGGAAGCCCTTATAATCTCATTTTAATATAGATATGAATAGTGAAATGAAATTAATTTATGTAGCATGTTTTTATCTAAACGAAGATGGAAAAGGTTACACGGTAACAGTTCCAGATTTACCAGGTTGCACAACATTTGGTAATGATTTAAAAGAGTCAATGGAGATGGCAGTAGATGCTGCGTCGGGTTGGATATTGGGAGAGTTGGAAGAAGGGCAACCAGTTCCAAGAGCGTCGGATATTGATGATATAGTTGTAGATGATGAATTAAACATTAATAATAAAGCGTTTAAAAGTTTAATTGTATTAGATATGGATTCATATGCGGATAAATATGGAGAAAAATCAGTCAGAAAAAATACAACCATCCCCGCATGGTTAAACACTTTTGCCGAAAACAATAATATTAATTTTTCCGAAGTATTAAAAGATGGATTAATAAATATCTACAATCAAAAAGAAAGTGAACATAATAAGTAAATTACTTATTATATAAAAAGGACTACAGAGATTTATATCTTTCTGTAGTCCTTATTTAAATTTATTATAAATAACTTACACGGTATATTTTTAATATGTATTAAGCTATCAGCTCGTTTATGTAGTTTTCTTTTTTACTCCACATGGCTGGTATAATATCATATTCTTTAAGTGCCGAGTATGCTTCGGGGGAAACCTTTTTATTGATGTCATTTATAAAAACATATAGCTGTGTATCGCTATGTCTCTCGCTTTTAGTATCGCCCCAAGAAAAAATTATATTTCTGGCCGAGTTGATATCGAAATTATTAACTGTTTTAATAAATCTCTCAGAAGCTATTTTAGATTTAGCTATGCCAAAATCGTAATGAGTAATCAATTTGCTTTTTCCGACTATACTTATATCGTCGATATATCTTATATTATTATTATCTAAGTATGATTGTACATCTTCAAGGAATATAGATTGCACTGTGTTTTTTGATAAAAAAAACATATCGTTTACTTTTATCATGCATTGAGCTAATAAGTGTTTCTTTATAGGCAAATCTTCGATGGAACAATTAACGGTTAATTCGTTATTGTTTGAAATTGATATCCCATATGATCTTATTATAGATTTAAGTATTTCGTTTCGTCTCTTGCTCTTTATATCAAATCCGCTAATTATTAAATCGTTTAATATAGCACCGTCATCAGTGAGAGTATAGGTATTATCCTTTTGATTTATTATATAAATATCAATAAAATCATTATTTTTATCCATGAAAGGCAATGTAATTCTAGAGATGTTATCGCTCACCTTGTATTGCTCAATATTTTCATTTAACCATTTTATATACAATTTAGCATAATCAATATTAGCGTTCATTTAAATCACTCCCTGTATATCGCCTGCCTCTATATTACAATATTTACAAATAAGATTAAACGCGCTCATAAAATTTAATGATTTTAAATCGAAATTAGTTTTAAATACATCATTTAGTTCATATGCCCAAGGAAGGTTGCGCCTGTATCATTGTCGCATTCTCTAAAGATGTGTATATGATTTCTTGATAGTTTTCTACCGTCTGGATTTATATGAGGTGGGGAGTTGATATCAATTCTAACTAATGGCAACCTGTTTCTTACATATCTACTTTGTAATTTTGCTTTTAGTTCTATACTACCACGTCTATCAATATCTAAATAAAATTTATCTGATGTTGTCGTGCTTTTTAAATCATATGTGTTACAGTTTCCTGTAAAAGGCAGTATCACATCTTTTTAGCAAATATCTTCTTTAATTGTATTAATGATTGAAATTCTATATCGGTCATAATTTCCTATTTATTATTATCATGGTGCTATAAATTTTAGAACTTGCTAATACTCATAACCACCTTGCCAAGAATCTGTATATTCTCATCGGGTGTAACTTCAATCGGCTTATAATCCGAATTAATAGCCGTAAGCACTACACTGTTAGAATACTTATGCAGCCTTTTACAAGTTGCCTCGTTGTTAATCATAGCGATCACAATATCGTTATTCTCAGCATCCGACATTGATTTAACTATTACAATGTCATTATCGTGTATCTTCGGCTCCATTGAGTCGCCTTTTATTTTTAATCCGAAATATTCGCCTGTCTTTGCCATGTCGGCAGGGATGTCTTCGTATCCGATTATATCCTGTTGGGCTAATATCGGAACACCTGCGGCGACATCACCAAGGACGGGAATGCGAACAGTGGGATAACCGTTAGATTTTGGTATAGGTTGTTCCAGTTCTTCCCAGCCCATAAGATAAGCAGGTGTTACGCTTAATGCTTTCGCTAAAGCAACAATTTTGCTTTGCGGTAAATCTGTATGATTTAATTCTATTTTATTTATAGAAGACCGTGATTTATACCCTAATATGTTTGCGAGTTGTTCTTGTGATATACCTAATTGTTCCCTTCTTTTTTTTATTATTGTTCCCATATTGTTAGTCATAAAAATCACCTCTCTCCATATAGTAATTATAAATAAATGTAGAAAAAAATACAACAAATTTAAAAAAAAACACAAAATACATGTTGACAAATATTATACAACAGAATATACTTGCTGTAGAAAATAATTCTACAATATTTCAAGAAAGGAGATAGCATTGACCAACAGCAAAGAGCTTGAGAAGTTAATACATGATAGTGGATTAAAAAAGATATTTATTGCTAATCAATTAAACATATCTATTGTTTCTTTACTGCGAAAAATTAATAACCAAAATGAATTTAAGCAAAGCGAAATAAAAGCACTATGTAAGTTATTAAATCTTAATGTTAAACAAATGGGGCAAATTTTTTTGCAAATGATGTAGAAAATAATTCTACAAGCAATATTAAGGAGGGCTAAATGAACGAATTAGAAATTTTTAAAAATGAGGAATTTGGCGAAATTAGAACAATAACAATTAATAATGAACCTTGGTTTGTTGGTAAAGACATTACTAATATCCTCGGGTACCAAAACGGTAGCAGAGATATTAATCGCCATGTAGATGAAGATGATAGAGGTAGTACCGAAATGGTATCACCTAGCGGTGCACAAAAAACAACAATCATCAACGAATCGGGCTTATACAGCCTTATCCTTTCAAGCAAACTTCCTACAGCAAAGAAATTCAAGCATTGGGTTACGTCGGAGGTATTGCCAGCAATACGCAAAACGGGAACTTACACAAAACCAGTAGACAACCGACCAACAGAAGTAATCTTGTCGGAGGCTTTACTTATTGCTAAAGACACAATGGAAAAGCAAACGCAAGCTATAGCTGAATTAGAAGACCGAAACGGGCGACTTGATAGAAAGATAGAAGAAGACGCTCCAAAAGTTGAACAGTTCGAGAGATTTATAAACTCAAAAGGGCTATACACATTGAGAGATACGGCAAAGTTGCTGAATTATCCGCCTAATGCGTTAAATAACCTACTTATTGAGAACGGATACTTATTTAGAACAGGGCATAAAGGGAAGCTGTGTGCTTATCAATCAAAACTTAGACAAGGATTATTTAAATTAAAAACATTTGAATATGGCGACGGTCTTACAAGTCATCAGGTAATAGTTACACCTAAGGGAGTATCTAAGATTAACAGTTTAATTACCGAAATGGAGAATATAGAAGACGAACAGTATGCGTTAGAGTTCGGGGAGAGCGAAGAGGTAATAAGATGAAAAACATGGAGGGATAAATATGGAAATAGATGAGATTAAACGATATATCACATACGACGAAGCGATTGACATTATCGGAATATCCTCCCGAACAGTCCGAAAATTCAAGAAAGAAATGGAAGATAACAAACTTATCGGGACGAGGTATCCGAAAGAAGCGGTAATCAGCTGCGGAAGAATCGTAAGAATTTGGTTACCTGTATTGGTTGATTACATGAATAACCGTTACAGGTTGTTGGATACAAATATGCGTAAGTATGTAGAGCCTTACGGAGGAAAAAGTAAAGGGGGATTAATGTGTTAAACGGTAACGAAATGGAAGTAAAAATATGTAAAAAAGCAATTAAATGGGAGATATACAATGATAATTTTCAAAACTTTAAAAGGTATAACATTCCAAGGGCTCAATTAGTAATTGCCGACATTCCATATAACGTTGGTTGTGACTTTTATGGCTCAAATCCTATGTGGTACAAGGGCGGAGATAACAAGAATGGCGAATCTAAGTTGGCGGGTAAATCGGCATTTAGTACGGATTTTAATTTCAACATTGCGGAATATTTCCATTTCTGTAACAAGCTTTTAAAGAAAGAGCCTAAACGTAATAATGGACGCGGGCGAAGTTCTGATGCACCTTGCATGATTGTGTTTTGCTCATTTGAACAGATACAACCGACCATACAATACGCTAAGAAATATGGGTTCAAGAATTACATACATCTAAGTTTTATAAAAAATTACTCTCCGCAAGTTTTAAAAGCTAACATGCGTATAGTTGGAGCGACTGAACATGCGATACTTCTTTATCGTGACAAATTGCCTAAATTTAGAAACGGTGTACAAGTGGATGAGAACGGCAAGAACATTAGAGGTACCGGAAAGATGGTATTTGATTGGATGTTGTGGGAAAAAGACGGAAAAGACATACCTAAAATCCACCCTACACAAAAGCCTGTTGCAGTTTTAAAGAAAATAATCGAATTATTCACAGATGAAGGGGATGTTGTTATAGATCCATGTTGTGGCTCAGGGTCAACAATAAGGGCTTGCCAAGAATTGGGACGGTCGGCATATGGTTTTGAATGTTCTAAGGCTTTTTTTAAGCAAGCAAAAGAACGAATGTTATTAAAAGGTGATGAGCTTACAACACAAAAGGAATTTGTATGGAATTAATTAACAAAATAAAGGAACTTAAAAAGGAATGTTCAACGCCATATTGGTTAGCAGAAAAAGAATATATAGAACTAAATGACGATGTTGAAGTTAATCCGCATAAACATATTATTATTGACAATTTAACATCATATCACGCGGTTAGATTTATGAAACTATTAGAGACATATATATTAGATGAACGGGAGAAATTTGATGACTAAGACAGAAGCCAAGAAGTTAAGAAAAAAGCATAGATGCAATGATTTAGTATCAGTATCAGGTTTTATGCTTACAACTATAGTTCTTGCACTTGTAAGTGCTGAGGAGCATATAAGCACAGTAGCGTTAACACTTGCGACAATTGCGTTTCTAGGTGCGATTGCAAACATCCTTTATGTATGGTGGAGAGACAGTAAGGAATGGGAGGAGGCAAAGAGAAATGGACATAACGGGAATGACAGATGAGCATTGGAGCAAATGCTTAGAATTAAATGCGAAATTACAGCAAAAGAAAAACAGCTTACGAAAAGCGCTAAAAGAAAAAGGAGTACTTGCCAAGGGTGCCACCAACACATTCGACAAGTACTCATACTTCAGTGAGGCTCAATACAAGGAATTGTTTACCGAACTATTCAGCGTGTACGGCCTTGAATTGAAATTCACTGAATTAGATTATACAACATTTGAAGGCAGTGAGAAACAATCAAACGGACGTATGCCAAAATTAAAAATAACATTATTCGATATTGATACGGGATTTGGTGAAGATACTGTAATCACAGGTGAGGGAATAGACAAGGGCGACAAGGCAGGATACAAGGCTTACACTGGAGCACTTAAATATTATTTAGCTAACACATTTATGGTTGCCACAGGTGATGACCCCGAAAAGGAAAGCCCAAGTAATAGAATGAATACCGTAACAAGTGAACGCAAGGCAAGTGATAGGCAGATTGCAATGCTTAAGCAAAGATACACGAGCGAGAACTTAACTAAGTTATTGGCTGCGAACAATGTAAGCAGAATTGAAGATTTACCGATGAAAACAGCATCGGCAATTATAAGTAAATTAATGGAGAATTAAAGAGATACATATGAATTATAAATTTATTGATGTTGCCTGGGTGGTGACTACAGTAGGGGGAGAAGGACATTACTTACTTCTGCAAATTCCTTCTATTTCAAAATTAAAAGAAAATGATGAAGTGCTTATTGATTTTTGCGGAGAGCGACAGGCAACAATTTTAAAAGTTGCAACACTTTGTAAAGGTGATGACAAATACAACTTAATCATGGCAATGGCGGGAGACGTTCAGCTTCAAAGGATTAAGGCAATTGTGAAAACACCTAACTGGAGTTATGACGATAACAAAGAAGGGGAGAAAGAAGATGAATGAGTTAATAGTGAAGTCTGAAAGTGGCGGGATGGAGCTTTCAAGCAGCGCATTAGATACACTTATGAAGTATGAGGAAACTTTGGCAGCGCTTAAAACAGATTATGACGAATTAAAAAAGAAACTGCTCCAAGAAATGGAGAAAAAGAACGTTATTAAAGTCGAAACAGGTGATATAAGAATTAATTACATTGCCGAGACTGACAGAGAGAAATTTAATAGTAAAGCCTTCAGAAGTGAACACCCTGATTTATATGATTCATATGTTGACTTTGTACCGGTCAAGGCAAGTGTGAGGATAGCATTGAAATGAGTAACTACACAGAAGTAATACAAGGGCACACATTAGAATATTTTGACGATGAACACCAGTACATCGTGGATGGCATATGTGTGCCGAGTATCACACAGATTTTAGCTTGTAAATTCGGGAACAAATATAGCGGTGTGTCAGATAAGGTGTTACAAAACGCCGCTATTAGGGGAACGGCTGTACATAAAGCAATTGAAGATTATTGTATAAATGGAACTGAATCCGACTTGCAAGAATTAAGAAATTTTAAATTTTTACAAAAACAATATGAATTTGAAGTTTTAGAAAATGAAACCCCTGTAATTTTATTCAAAAATAACAAGCCTATATCAGCGGGGCGGTTGGATTTAGTGCTTAAATACAAAAATAAAATAGTAGGTGCTGATATTAAATGCACCGCTAAATTAGATCGTGAATATGCAGCATACCAGCTTAATTTATACAAGATAGCATATAGGCAATGCTATGGCGTTGATTGGCAGCTGCTAAGGGTTGTGTATTTGAAAGGCGACAAGCGAAAATTTGCACAAGTTCCAATCAATGAAACAGGAGCATGGGAGTTAATAGAGGAAGATGGGAGGTTCCCAGATTGATTCACGGAAGGATATTTGGCGGGGAAAAGAAAGCACCATATGACGCTGCAATGGATGCCTATTATGAGTTATTACGTGCAATATACAAAAAGAATACGAACGACTATAAACAAGCTTTAAAAAAATTAAAAAGAGACCCTAACAACCGCAAGGTTTTGTTAAGTAAATATATATGTGAGCGTTTTTTCATAGACGACCCGTACAACACAGAATTAGATGGGGAAAAAATAATTGAATTAATAAAAGAGCAAATTAAGGAGATATGAATGAACAATGTAATATTATGCGGTCGATTAACGAAAGACCCAGACGTCCGTTCTGCAACAAGAGCGGGGGAGGAATTGAAGGTAGTAAGATTCACGCTTGCGGTTGACCGCAGATTTAAAAAGGACGGAGAGCAGGCAGCGGACTTTATCAGTTGCGTATCATTCGGTAAAACAGCGGAATTTATTGAGAAATACGGCAAGAAAGGAACTAAATTTATAATTGAAGGACGAATACAGACAGGAAGTTACACGAATAAAGATAATCAAAAGGTCTACACCACAGATGTGGTTGTTGAAAGTGTTGAATTTGCAGAGAGCAAAAAAGAGGAGACGAATAATCCGCCTGCTGATTCTGACGGCTTTGTTAATGTCGATTTTAAAGATGACGAACTCCCGTTCATTTAAGAGATAAATATGATTGGTAATCCACAAGAGATAATACAGTGGCTGTTTGACCAAGACAAAAACAAAACATTCGAAATTAAAGAATATCATAAAAAGCGCTCATTAAATGCCAATGCATACGCGTGGGCGCTTATCGGAAAGATAGCCGATGTATTAAGAAGCAGTAAAGATGAAATATATCTTGAAATGCTTAAAAAATACGGACAATCGGAGATTGTATCTGTACTGTCGGATATTAATGTAACGGGATATTTCAAATATTTTGAAGAAATAGCCACTGTTAAATTACAAGGTAAAAACTTTACGCATTACAAGGTGTTTAAAGGAACATCAGAATATAACACGGCTGAAATGGCAGTATTTATAGACGGAGTGATTTCAGAAGCTGACGAGTTAGGGATTGATACACTTCCTCCGGATGAAGTTAAGAAAATTAAATCACTATGGGGTGAACATGATTAAATGCGAAATTGGGATAAAATTGCCATCACTAAATGAATATATTAACGCTTGCAGAAAGAACAGATACGCAGGAGCGGAGATGAAGAAGCGAATCGAAAGCGATATAGCTTATTTCGTTGCCAAATTACCACAGTTTGATAGACCTATAAAAATTCACTTCCATTGGATTGAGGGGAATAAACGGCGAGATTTGGATAATGTTGCTTTTGGGAAAAAGTTCATATTGGACACCTTGGTCAAAGCAGGGAAATTGAAAGATGATAACCGGAAATGCGTAACAGGATTTATTGACACCTTCGAATACGGGAAAGAAACGAAGGTAATACTGTATATAGAGGAGGTGTAAACATGGCGAATGACAAAAAATATTATTGGCTAAAGCTAAAAGATGATTTTTTTAGAGATAAGAAGATGAAAAAACTTAGAAACATAGCCGGAGGGGACACATATACAATTATTTATTTAAAAATGCAACTTTTAAGTCTAAAAAGCAGTGGAGTATTAATTTTTGAAAATGTGGAAGATACATTCGAAGAAGAAATTGCACTTGAAATAGATGAAAAAGTTGAAGATGTGAAAGTGTGTCTTTTATATCTGGAAAAAACTGGATTATTAGAATGCAAAGACAATGAATATATTTTGCCTCAAACAATTGATTGTATAGGCTCGGAAACAGCCACAGCCGAACGAATGAGGCGCTCCAGAGAACGTAAAAAACAATTAGAAATGTCACAATGTTACACTGATGTTACAAATGGTTACACAGAGATAGAGATAGAGAAAGATATAGATATAGATATAGATATAGATATAGAGAAAGAGAGAAGAGAAGAAAAAGAGATAGAGAAGAAAGAAGAAAAAAGAAAAGCCACTAAAGTGGCTACGGTATATTATCCCGAAGATGAAAGACTTGATGAAACGTTCAAAGACTTCTTAGAAATGAGGAAAAAGAAGAGAGTACCCAATACAGACAGAGCCATTACATTAGCTATTAATAAAATTAATGATTTGGCAAAGAGATTTGACGGAACAATTGACAACGAAAAAGCAATCAAGATCATCGAACAATCTATATTAAGCGGATGGACATCAATTTATCCACTAAAAGAGAATACAAACAAAACGACATCAGGCGGTATAGATTGGGATAATGTTTAAAATAACCCCACTCACGCAATTGTGAGAGGGGTATATAACGAAAGAGAAAGGGCCACATGACAAAAGAATTTAATTTAAATAAAAAAATAGCTGATTCAGGCATACAGGCATTTAATTGTATTAAGGACAAAATCGGGCCGGAATACGCAAGGGTTATCAGTTGGACTTTGACAAAATTAAAACTGCTTGAAGAACAAGGAGCGGAGATATTAAAAGCGGATTACGATTATATAAATCATCCACTTCACTATACGAACGGAAAAAAAGAATGCATTGATGAAATGATTGAATTATTTGGAAAAGATAATGTCGCGATGTATTGCGATATTACGGCTTACAAATACCAATACAGACAAGGTAAGAAGCCGAATACGCCAGCGGAACAGGACAAACAGAAGGCAGAATGGTATATAAAAAAAGCTAAGGAGTTAAGAGGCTATGACGAGGGAAGAAACGAAGAACATAATACGAGTTCTAATGGCAGCATATCCGAATTTTAAACCTGAGAGCTTAACCGAAACGGTGCAGATATGGCACATGATGCTTGAAGACGTAGATTATAAGCTCATATCGTTGGCGGTTAAGAGCTATATAAGAACTAATAATAGCGGATTTGCTCCAAGCATTGGAGAATTAACAGAACAAGTCAACAAGATAACAAGCCCTGAAGAGATGACGGAAACAAAAGCATGGGGACTTGTAATGAAGGCTATAAGAAACAGCGGATATAATTCAGAAGAAGAGTTCAATAAGCTACCCGAAAGAATACAAAAGGCAGTTGGCAGTCCAAAACAACTTTGGAGCATGGCAACAGATGAAAGCTTTAATGAGCAAGTTGCATCAAGTAATTTCATGAGAGCATACAGAACAGTGGTTAATAGAGAAAATGAAATAAAAAAGCTGTCGCCTGATGTAATGGATTTAATAGAGCAAGTAAAAAGTAAGGGGATATGCGTAAATGAATGATGAGTTAAGTATTGTTAATCCGGGCGTAGCAATGTTTAACGGACATGTATACTCATGGTTTAATGAACGGAAGCCTGGACTTGTGAGGCACGAGGTGTTTTTTGGAAAAAACAGACAGAAATCTATTGAATATGGATTAGTTATATTTATTAGACCAGAAGATCATAACGGCGAAACATACGGCGTTCATTGTAAGAACGGGCATGAATTCGATGAATATATTAAAGCGTTTGCTCAGAGGCAGGCAATGAAATATTACGGATGGAGTATAAGCGACTTTATAGAGATATTTGGAAAGTCGTATATAGGTGAATAAATATGATTAAATTTGAAAATACAGAAATATGCGGAATCGGGCACGCAATAAGAGGCATGCGAAACGCAATGAACAGCTGGGATAAATCAGATAGTTACATAGACGAACGATATAATACGGTTCATATAGGAGAGAACGACAAATCATTAATGCAGCGGTTATTTAATGCCGGAACAGACCACAGAAAGTATTTAAGGATGATTACTGTATATGCAGACATAACAGCACCGCTGTATTGGTGGAAAGAGTACGACACATACAAAGTCGGGACGGTCGCTAATTCATGCAGCACAATGCATACGATACATAAGCGGGATTTAACAGCGGATGATTTTAGCATAGACGAAAACGCCACAGAATATTATATTGGTGTAACAATTGACCTAAATGCTTTAAGGCGAAAATATTGCGAAACAAAAGACATAGAAACATTTAGAACACTAATCGGATTGCTTCCGAGTTCATACAATCAAAAAAGAACGGTAATGCTAAACTATGAAGTATTAGCCAACATATACAAATCCAGACAAGGACACAAATTAAAAGAATGGCATGAATTCATAGAATGGATTGAGGGACTGCCATACACGGATATATTTAAATAATAAATGGAGATTAAAATGGCATTATTAAATAAAGAATATACGCAAAAGCTCGGACGGATAAGGTTGCATTACGGCAACAGTGCAGAAATATTAAAAGCAATCGAAGAGGCGAAGGAATATATTAAGGAATTAAGCTGCATTGCATATAATAGAGAACCAGATGCAGATAGAGTATTAGAAGAAATGGCAGACGTATATGTTACTATGGAGCATGTGAAAAGTATATTACAGATAAGCGATTATGAAATAAAAGAATGCATGAAATATAAGATTAACAGGCAAATTAAAAGGATGGAACGCAATGAGTAATAATCTAAGAGCGGACAAGCGAGGCGCTCACAGAACGGAGTACGCAAAGAACCGAAAGAGAATATTATTATCCTGTAACGTATGCGCTATATGCGGTAAGCCTGTAGATAAGTCGCTAAAGTTTCCGCATCCAATGAGTGCGACTGTTGACCATATAATCCCAATAGACTTAGGCGGACACCCTTCGGATGTTTCCAACTTACAGTTGGCACACAACGCATGTAACAGAGCGAAATCAAATAAAATAAAAAAAGATGATAATTTAAAATGTGAAATAATAACAAATAGGGATTTGCCGAGCGCAATTGACTTTGAAAAATATAGGGGGTAGGGTATCCCCCCTTTCAACGTGTTCGATACCTCACCGGCTACTGTGCAAAAAAACACAGGGTATAGCACTCTGATGGGGCATATACAACAAAATATAATTTATGAGGCTTCATATGTGACTAAATACAATATATATTATATAATTACAATATAAATACTATATGTTGTGTAAGGAGCGAACGCATGAGCATTGAATATTTAAAAAAGAAGTTGAATAGTAAAAAAAGCGGTGTTCTTGAAAAGTATATGTATTATGAAATGAAAGAATGGAACACCAATCAAAGCGAGGTAATACCATATAGATTAAGAGAGAAGCATAGGTCTAAACTCGGATGGTGCGCTAAAGCTGTTGACAGCTTAGCAGATAGATTAATATTTGACGGGTTTGACGATGATAATTTTGATTTAATGTCACTTTTTAATATTAACAATCCCGACATTCTGTTTGACAGTGCCGTTTTGAGTGCATTAATATCCTCATGCAGCTTTATCTATATATCAAAAGATGAAGATGGCGAAGCAAGAATGCAAGTAATAGATGGGGCAAATGCAACGGGCGTAATAAACCCAATAACGGGCTTATTGGCTGAGGGTTATGCGGTGTTAAAAAGAAATGATGAAACTGACATGGTAGAAATAGATGCATATTTTGAACCGTATAAAACAACTATATTTGACACGGTGAATAATTCAGTAACTGAATTTAATCACAAAGTTGCATATCCTTTACTTGTACCAATAATAAACAGACCTGATCCAAAGCGACCATTTGGACACAGCCGAATAACAAAAGCGTGCATAAATTTACAGAACAAGGCAAAAGATACATTGACAAGGGGAGACATATCAGCCGAGTTCTATTCGTTCCCTCAAAAATATGTATTAGGTTTATCAGAGGAAGCAGAAGACGGATTTGAAAACTGGAAAGCGACGATATCATCAATGATTAGCCTGGGGAAAGATTCAGACGGCGATAAACCGAGTGTAGGACAATTCTCACAGCAATCAATGGAACCGCATATATCGCAATTTAGAATGTATGCATCTGCTTTTGCTGGTGAAACAGGGCTAACCCTAGATGATTTAGGCTTTGCGACAGAAAACCCATCATCCGCGGAAGCAATAAAGGCAAGTCATGAGAATTTAAGATTAACAGCTAAGAAAGCACAACGAAGTTTTGGAACAGGGTTTTTAAATGCTGGTTACTTAGCAAGATGCCTAACTGATGATTTTACATATGAAAGAAAAGCAGTGTATCAAACCACCCCTAAATGGCTTCCAGTATTCGAGCCAGATAGCGCGATGCTTAGTTCAATCGGAGATGGTGCAATTAAATTAAATCAAGCAATAGACGGCTTTATCACTCCTAAGAACTTAGGGGCTTTAACAGGTATTAAAGGCGGTGAATAATGTCCGATATATCAAGTAAGCTGTTAGAGTTAATCATCACTGACATAATAAGCAATAAAAGCAAATTAGAGAAATATCAAAATTTGTTAAAAAATAACAATGCAAGTTATAAAGAAGCTGACGATTATGCTGTTGCTTTAGGCGAAATAACAAAGGCTGCATTTGATAACAATGTAAATAGTGCAGTTCTTCCAAATGGTCGAATGTATTATAATATTGCAAATTCAATAATACCCAAGGTACTTCAATCTAATTTCACAGACATAAATAAGTATTGTCAAGAAGTGCAAAAACTATTTAATGATAATAAGGGATTAACCTTTAACCCTGTTAACGTTAATATCAACAATGATAGGCTAAAAGGGTTGATACAAAGTATTGCAGATGCTGAAAATTATGACAAAGTAAGTAAGCAATTTACAGAAAGTCTCATAAATTATGGACAATCTATTGTAACTGACAATATTAAAGCAAATGCCGACTTCCAATATAAAACTGGCAAGGTTTTGCCAGTTATTAGAAGAATGAGCACGGGCAAATGTTGCAAGTGGTGTACTTCTTTAGTTGGCACATATAAATATACTCCAGATATGGATACTGCTGTGTTTAGAAGACACGCAAATTGTAGATGTTTGGTAGAGTATGATAACGGCGCAGGGGTATATCAGAATGTACACAATAAGAAACTTTATAATAAAAGTGCAATTGATGAAAGAAAACTATATAATAAAATTGCAATACAAAGAATGTTCGATAGGCGAGAATTAAATATAGGAGCATTTTTAAACCTTAAAATACCAATGCAAAAAAGAAAAGTTATTGAATTAGCTAATAAATACGGAATAAACATAAAAGGCTTAACTATAAAAATTCAAAGAAATGAAAAGCTTTTATCGCTACCCGTCACAGGTTCGACAGATTACAAAAGCATAGGTAGAATGGATTTATTCCCTAATGCATTTATAGATGAAGAACAGTTGGTTCGAACGTTAATACATGAAAAGTGCCATGTAAATCAATTAAAAAAATATGGGTTTAAATATGTTCAAGATAATTTAAGCGATATGGAAAAAGAAGCTTATGCTACAGAAGAGATTGAGTATCAAAAAATTTTAAAAAAGGCGAAAAAATGAAATGGATAAAAAACTTAGAAACAATAGCGAGTAACAATATGGCCGGAATATGTCCAATATGTAAAAGCATTAATACTGACTATGGAGTGACAGTAATTGATGAAAATACAAATATGGGATATGGAGATATATGGTGTAATGATTGTAAAAACGCTTATCATATATCTAGAATTAAAGTAACAAATAAGATGAATGTAAAAACAGCTCCAAAAGGATTAACTTATGGCTAAAGATGATTACAATGTAATCAAATTCAAAATATTAGTATACCTGTACG